TATAACCACTATAAAAACCCAAATAAATTTTATACAAGGTATACCAAAAATAGAAAATATTTAGATAGCAGGATTTTTAAATCCTGCTTTTGTATTTTATAACAAAAAATTTAAAGACATACCCTAAAACTGAACTATTTAGTTCAGTTTTTAAGGGGGGCAAAAACATATAAATATAATAAAATCAAGGGTTAGTTATATGAAAAGTGGGGGTAAAGTTATAGATGGGGAAAGCACCTTAATCCTAAAAGTGAAATTTAATTATTAAAAAAGTTATCAGTTACAAGTGGTTACACATACAAATTTATAAGACAGGAGGGTAGTGATGAGTAAGAAAAAAGAATTTACAGAAGAGCGTATAAACATCCTTAGTCTTTATCACTCTCTTGTTTTAACTTCTCCAAATAGGTCTAAAAAGGATTTAATGGAAGAGGTCAAGGGAAGATTAGGAATAATCCAAAAGACAAAGGTACAAAATATCATCACAAGATACTATTCTCAATTCTTAGATGGAGTAGAGGAGATAAGAAAAAAATCAAAAAAAATCAAAAATGAGGGCTTGACAGAAATTTTAGATTTTGAAAATTTGAATGAAATGCAGAAAAAGTACATTACAGAAAAATTAAAAGGTCTAAGTGATAATCAAGCAGCAGCAAAAGCTGGATATAAAAATCCAAGACAAGCAGCAAGTAAATTAAGAAAGAATATCAATGTCCAGAAGGTTATTGATGAGCAGAGAAGTATTATACTTCAAACTTCTAAATACTCTTTAACTAAGCAAGTAGAAACCTTGTTAGAGATATCAAGAATGGGGAGAGAGGGGTATATAGTAGAGGAAATCTCTTATGGTAGACCTATTGAAAAAGTAGAAAAAAATTTAGCAGCAGCTAACCAAGCAGAGAACATTCTAGCTAATATACTTGGTTTTAACTATTCTGATAAACTCAAGGAAGATACAGTTAAGTTAAAAGAGAAAGAAGTAAAAATTAAGAGAGAGTCTTTAGAACTTGAGAAAGTAGAATTAGCAAAAGAAAAACAAGGATTTAAAGGTGTGGGAGTAGAGGAGAGAAAAAATATCTTATCTAAGATGAGAGGTATAAGAAAATGATAAAAGCTATAGAAAACTTGAAAAGGCTTTTTAACCTAAATAATCATCCAGAATACTCTCAAGACCCTATTTTTCAAGAGTTCATAGAATTAAAAAGACAAGAAAAAGAAGTTGAAGAAATATTAAAGCAAGAACTTTCAGATGATGAGCAAGAACAGATATTAGGAATAATATTAGAATTATGTCAAGAAAGCTATTACTCATATTTCAAGCAATCTTTTCCAGCTCAAAATCCTTTAATATTGGGAGAACATATAGAACTTATATGTGATGTCTTAACTTTAGCAGAGAGAGGACTATTTAAAGATACTGATACCAAGTCAAGAATAGCTATATCTATTCCGCCAAGACATCTAAAGAGTACCTCTATAACAAATTGCTATCCCAGTTGGTTTATGGGGAGAGCTCCATGGAGAAGTACCATAGTAGCATCTTATGGAGATAACCTAGTAGAGAAAGCTGGGCAAAAGAATAGAGAAAGAATACAAAATTTTGCAGGGGATTTATTTGGTGTAGAGATAAAAGGAGATGTAGCTAAAAAAGCTCTTTGGGAACTTACAGGTGGTGGAAGATTTAAGGGAACTACTATGAGAGGGGGAGCAACTGGAGAAGGTTGTGAACTTATGATTATAGATGACCCTGTAAAGAACAGAGAAGAAGCAAACTCCAAAACTATTCAAACAAGGATTTGGGAAGAGTACCAAGATACTTTTATGACAAGACCTCATCAGAACTGTGTAATAGTACTAATAATGACTAGATGGACCAATAATGACTTGAGAGGAATGATAGAAGAGAATGAGAAAAATCTCAAATGGTTAAGACTGGATTTAATGGCCATATGTGAAAATGAAGAGGAAGTAGAAGATGATCCATTAGGAAGAGAGATAGGACAAGCACTCTATCCACAAATGTTTGATGTAGATTATTTCCAACCTTTTAGAGCTAATCCTAGAACTTGGTGGAGTTTATATAAGCAAAGACCACAAGTAGATACAGGAGAATACTTCCAAAGAAATTACTTCCAATATTTTGAATTTGATGAAAACTTTGTTTATCTACATTCTGAGAGAGGAATAATAAAATATCTTTTATCAAGTTGTAGAGCATTTCAAACAATAGATACAGCTCAAAAAGATAAACAGCAAAATGATGAAACAGCTATATTAACAGTAGCAGTAACACCTGATAATGATATGCTCATACTAGATTGTTATCATGGAAGATTACAAGTTCCCGAGCAAGAAAAGATGATAGACCTTTATTGGAATAAATGGGACTGTTCATTTCAAGCTATAGAAGATAAACAGTCAGGAATAGGAATAATTCAAAAGAAAGAGAATGAAGGTAGACCTATTTTAAAATTACCAGCTAAAGGAGACAAGATAGAAAGAGCAACAACTTCAATCTTATTTTATGCCAATATGAAAGTATATCATCTTAAGGGAGCAGAGTGGCTTGGGTATTTAGAAACACAATTATTAGAGTTTCCTAATGGTAAACATGATGACGTAGTAGATACTGTATCTTATGCAGGAATAGTTATAGAAAATAAAAATTCAATAGTAAGTGGAGTATAAAGGTGGTGAGAAAGTGCAAAAGAAGAGAGTAAAAAGAGAGAATTTTCTAAAAAGTACAGATTCAAATAGTACTAAAGGAGATTCTTATTTGGATCCAGTAGTATCTCAAAAAGTTGGTCAAGAATTAAGACTTAGTCAGCATGACATAGATGTAGCTTTTTATGATTATGGGTTTAATAAAAGACTAATAGAAGAGATAGCAGGAGATTCCTTGAAAGCTGGTTTTAAAGTCATAAGTAGAAATGATGACTTAGACCAAAAAATAATGAAAAGAATTGAAGAGTTAGAAATAAAGGATTACTTAGTAGATTTACTTAAATATGGTTTAAAAGATGGGATTGCTTTTATGTTCCCTATTTTAAAAGGTTATAACTTAGAAACTGGTCAAAAATTGGAAATTAGAAAAATAGATAAAATAGTAGGTTTTAACATATTTGAAGCTAGAGATATTATTAGTTTAAATAGACAAATGGATAAATTATTAGCTAAATATGGAACCATAAAATTAGCAGAATTTAAAAATCCATATGGAAACCCTTCAAGTGTAAAAATAGATAGTTCATGGCTTACTATTTATGAACCAATACTAAGATATGATAAATATACATCAAGTTCCATAGAATATGGAGATTCTTTTCTTAAATCTTTATGGGATTCATTGACTATAAAAGATAATGCAGCTTGGTCTGTAGGGCAAATAGCTTATACTCTTTTATTAAAAGTTTTGAAGGTAGGTTCTCAAGATAATCTAAATAAGATAAAACAAAAATCAAATTTTAGAACTAAAAAAGAAATGGAGATAAATTCCTCAACATTAGCTATTATTGGTAAAGATGATGAATTGGAACTAATTGGTAATATGCAAGGTTTGAAAATAAGTGAATTAAAAGATTATATATTTTCAGAATTATCAGCTAATACAGGAATACCTGTTTCAAAATTATTAGGAAGTGCTTCAGGAGCTCTTGCATCAGCAGAAGAAGATTCAAAAAGATGGTATGAATATATCGAAAAATTCCAAACAGACCATTTAGATGAACTAATAAGGCAAGTAGTTAAATTATTATATGCAGAGGCTGAACAACCAGAAATAGAATTTAAAATAGAGTTTAATTCTATAAGAGTTATGACCGATTTAGAGAAAGCAGAATATGAAAAAGTAAAAGCTGAAACTTTAAAATCAAAGGTTGATACTATCATAAATCTTACAAGACAAGTTGAAGGAATAGAAATGAGTGCAGATGAATTTAAAAATATAAGAGATGAGCTCTTAAAAGATATAAAAGCTGATTTAGGTGAGTAATATGGAAGATAATTTCCCTTGGAAAATAGAATTAGCTTATAGTAAAGCTTTGAGCAAAATAATTGACCTCATAAAACTTAAAATAAGAGAGTTTAAAACCACGGGTAATATAAAAGGTCAAGTAAGTAAAACAAATTCTTCAGATGAAGTTTTAGGCAGTCAGATGATGTTAGAGTTCACAGAAGAACAAAAAGAAGAAATTTTATCTTATTTTGATGAATTATTTACAACAGATTATGCTTATACTCTTTGCTATCCTTATATTTTTGAAACTTTAACTTATGCAGTAGATTATGTAAATGGGCAAATAGGAGCAATAGTAGGAATAGACTATAAAATGCAACCTTTTTACAACAAAAATATTTTAAAAAAAGTATTAGCAGAGAATGTAGCTCTTATAAAAGCAGAACCTGCTAAGTATTTAAGAAGCTATGATAAAGTTGTAGCTAATTTAGTAGAGAAAAAATTAGACCAAGGATGGAGTTTAAAAACTCTTACTGAAGTATTAGAAAAAACAACTGGTTTAGAAAAAAATAGAGCTAAATTAATAGCTACAGACCAAGTAGGAAATATTTTTGCTGAACAGACTAAAATGCAATTTTTAGGTATTGGTTTAGAAAGATTTAGATGGATAACTTCTAGAGATAGTAGAGTTAGACCAACTCATAAAGATAGAGAAGATAAGATTTACTATTGGTCTAATCCTCCAGATGGAGAAATACCTGGTTCAGCTATTAGATGTACGGCTAGTGTTGTAAAAAAAGATGTTCTTAATTTATTAATATAGATTTTGAAAGGGGGTGATGATATGAAAAAGAAAAATATAAAAATATCAGTAATTAGAGAAAATAAGACTGAAGAGGGATTTTTAGACCTTACAGCTTACCTTTCGGAAGCTGATAAAGTAATGATATACAGAGAAAAAGATATGACTACAAGAGAAATAATTCCATTAGAAGAATTACAAAAGGTAGCTCATCAAGCTAAAGGATTAATTATGACAGACTCTCATCCAACTGAATTTGTTAATCCATTAAATTCTAGAACTCTTATAAAAGGGTTTGTTACTCAAGTATGGGGGATAGAAGATAAAAAGCTAAAAGTAGATTTGAGAATAATAGATAAAGTAGCTATTGATGATGTTCTTTTAAGAGGAAAAAGAGAGTTCTCACTAGGTTATAGATGTGACTTAGAATTAGCTCCAGGAGTAACAGAAGAAGGGGAGAGCTATGATATAGTTCAAACTAATCTTAAGTTAAATCACTTTGGACATGTTTATCATGGAAGAAATGGTTCAAATGTAGGAATAATTAAATTAAATGAAGATGTAAGCTATGAAGATGGCTTATATGAAGGAGGAAAAGAAATGAAAATAAGTTACAAAGGAAAAGAGTATGAAGGAAATGAATTACTTGAAATTCTAGTTAGAAGAGATAATGAACTAGAAACAGTAACAAAAGAAAGAGACCAAGCAAATGGAAGATTAGCTGCTTTAGAAACAGAGAATAGTCAAAATAAGGCTAGATTAAATGGAATTGATGATGAAATTAATAAGGAAGTAGTAGTTAGATTAAATGCAATTTCAAATGTAGCAACTCTTACTGGAGATAAAGCAGAGGATTTAGTTAGACTTAACTCAGATGAATTAAAATCTAAAGTTATAACTAAAGCATATCCAGAGATGGATTTAAATGGTAAACCAAGTGCTTATTTAGATGGATTATATGAAGCAGCTGTAATGAAGTTAAATGAAGCAGACCCTGAGTATACTCCAGGAACAGGAAAAGAAACAAAAAGAGAAAATGAAGTAAGTGGTTTTGACAGATTGGCTCAAGCACTAAATTCAATAGGAGGTAGAAAATAATGGCTATTAGAAAAGATGGAATGTTAGCAAAAGCATTATCTACTTACAATCAATTTGATTATAAGTATTCTGAGGAAGTAATTCCTTTTGGAGCAGCTGTAATGAGAGGAACAGATAAGGAAAATCAATGTAAAAAATATGCTGCTGAAGGAGCATTTTTAGGAATAGCTGCTTATAGAAATGTAAATATGGAAGATAAAAGAGAATATCCAGCTCAAGCAACAGTAGAAGTTATAACTAAAGGATATGTATGGGTAAAGGTTGCTGAATCAGTAGTTGCTGGAGATAAAGCTGGTTATAAATCAGCTGATAACACTTGGGGAAAAGAAGCAGGAGGTTCTTATGAGGCTACAGGTGCTATATTTGAAACTTCTGCAAACTCTGGAGAATATGCAATTATTAAATTATAACTAGGAGGAAACAAATGGATAAATTAGGACAAAAAAGACTAAATAATGGGTCATTACCAGTAAACCCTATTTTAAATGTTTATGCTGGAATGTTAGCTGATGTAATAGAGGAGAGAAGAGTTCCTCTAGAAGCAAGAAAGTTATTACCAAGAATCACAAACTTAGAAAATGTAGATATTACAACAAGAGAAATCTTAATTCCTAAATATAAATATGATGGAAAAGCATTAATAACTGATTTAAAACCTAAGACAGTTCCAGTTATTGCAGCTGATACTGAAGTAATTAGAGTTCCATTAAAATTTATTAGTATAGGAATTGAGCAAGACCCTAATAAAAAAGATGATATTTTAAATGGGAAAATATACCCTATCAATGAAGTAGAAAAAGCTATGAGAGTAGTAGCAGAAACTGAGAATAATTTTATTTTAAATGGATTTGAGCAATTAGGAGTAAAAGGATTTAATGATGAAACTATTGCTGGAGCTCATGTTGTAGCTGCTGGAAAATCTTGGGCAACTTCTACTGGAGAAGAAATTTTAGAAGATATTTTAAAATTAAAAAAAGCTTTAACAGCTCAAAAAAAATATGAGGCAAAAACTTTATGTATTCCACATGAGTTAGACCATTTATTTGACAAAACTTACACAAGAAAAGATGGAACAGAAATTGTAACTGGAGCAACACTTAGACAAGTTCTTAAAGATAGAGAATACTTTGAAAATTATAAATCTATCTTAGGAATTAAAAATCCTGTAGGAATGGAAGATACATCTAATACTTTAGGATATGTAGAAGTGTTACCAATTACTTTAGATAAACCTTATACAGAAGGTAGAAGTGAAATTATTCCAATTGAAGAAAAAGTATCTGGATTTGTACTAATGGAACCAGAAGCTTTAGCTATATTAACTGGTGCAAATGATGAATAGGAGGAAAGTATGGAATATAAAGTTCAAAATAATACACAAGTAAAACTATGGATAGGAGATTTTTGTTTTGTTCCTGGAACTTCAACAGTTGAAATAGGAACTGCTCAAAAAAAAGGAATAGATGCCATATTAAAAAATAATAAATCAATAGCTAATTTAGTAACTAAGAAAGAATTAATTATATCAAAAGTTGAAGAACAGGTAGAAGATAAACCTTCAATAGAAGAAAAAACTACTCCAAAAGGAGAAAAAGAATAATTAGGAGGTAATATGCAACCTCAAATAGATAGAGATATTATAGATAAAATTAAAGCTACTTATAAAGAAGTAGATAAGGTTTCTGATGAAGTTATCGCAATACAGCAAAGTTATGCTGAGATATTAGTAAAAAATGATATTTTGGAGGGTAATCTAAAAAAAGAATTTGAAGAAATAGGAATAGTATATATGACTTGCCATTTGTTATATATGAACTATTTCAAAAACTCTGAGACTAGAATTAATGGAGATACTTCAAGTAAAAAATTAACTCCTGGATTAGGGGCTGGAATAAAAGCCAGTCCCTATGGACAATTATATTTGACACTATACTCAATAGCATCTAGTGATGATGAAGATAGTGCTGTAAGTGGAGTAATATTCCTATGAGTTTAAAAATCAAAGTCAAAGAAACTAAAACAGGTAGGCAAATGAGAATGCTTACTAATGAAAAAAAAGTAGCCTTTAGAGTAGGAGTCTTTGGGAGTGATAACTCTGAAATGGTTACTATAGGTGCTGTACATGAGTTTGGAGCAGAGATAGAAGTAAAAGAAAGTAGATTTGTACAGGATTTAGGAAAGGTTATAAAAGAGGGAACTATAATTAGAATACCTGCTAGAAGATGGGCTTCTTTAGCTATGGAAAGAAATGAGAAGTTCATAAAAAAATTAATTAGACAGGTTCTAAAAAGAATAGGAGAAGGGAAACTTACTATTGATAAAGCTAATAACATAGTGGC